TTTCTGCATCTTTGTTTAAAACAAATGATATTTTTTGTCCTAAGAAAAATTCTGCATCAGTCGAGAATTGTCCATCAGGCATGACGTGTGCACCGGTATTCTCTAAGTTTCTCCAGCTAAATGATAGTGGGTTTTGTGCTGTTGAATAATTAGAACCTAATCTTTGTCTAAATCTAAAATCTACAAAGTTTCTTAAATTAACACCAGCAAGTGGTTCGTATCCTTTTATTTCTTGAGGGTCTTTAAAATATCTTGGGTCAACTGAATAGAATCCATCAGCTGCATATGAATCAACACTGTAAAAGAAACCTTCAAATGGGTCAGCATCAAAGTAAGAATAGAATACTAATATGTCTCCATTTGCTGGTGCAGGTACTGATTTCTTACGGATAATAGAACCAATACCATAGTAATCAGCTCTTTGACCGTTATCAAGTAAATAATTATTTGTAATATCTGTACCAGGTATTGTAGTACCTACTGAAGTAAATGTAATAGTATCTGAAATTGCAGTTTCTCTATCAGGAACTTTTAATGTAAGTTCTTCACCTTCTACAAATGCTACACCTTTTTCAAAACAAACTTGTACTTCATCTGCTAATCCAGTACCAGATTTTAGAATATGATAACCTGTTGTAGCTGATAACGTACTTTCTCCTGTTGCGACTGTATTTGATAATGCTACTCTTGCTCTTGCTTTAGATTGTTTTCCTACAATTAATGTACCTTGTGGAATTGTAGCACCACCAGATATAGAAAGTTTTAGAGGTGTAAATGCTGGACTCGGTGCAGTTGTACTTTGAGTAAATGAATTATTTTCAGTAGCTTGTACAATCTTATAAACTTTGTAAATGTCTGGATAGTAAAGATTAATTCTTCTATCTTGTGCAGACCATGATGAGTTTACTGCTGTAGTTCTTGTACTGTCAGTATTTCTAATTTTTAATACTCCATATTTTAGAGTTTTTGTAATCTCTACAGCATCATCAATTCTTGTTCTTTTGTAATCACCATTTCTATTATGACTCCATTGACTATCAGTTAGATTAGGTGTTACTGATAATCCACCTTCAGTAGAAGTAATTGTTGGTGGTGATTTATACATTACTTCAAAATCATTATCAAATGGAACTGTACCAGACCTGAGTGTTTTGAATGTTTTATCTGAACTACCTAATAGTTCACCACTCACATTTTTAAGTGTAGCACCGGAACCTGGAGTCCATTCAGTTAAAGCTGTAAATAGTACACTATCTGAATCATCTTTAGCAGACCTAATTTTTCTTACTGAAGAAAAGTCATATAATCTAGAAGTTTTAATTTTAGATTTTACAGCTGTTAATGCAGTTCTTGGTATTTCACCAGAAAGTCTTGCTCCAACAGCAAATGGTGCTGATGAGTTAGATACTATTATACCAGGTCTTTGTTGTGATACTCCTGCAATTGTTGTTGTACCTGTGACATCAGTCCAGTCTGAATCATTTTTTCTAGAACCATCTAATCTTACTACATGTCCAGTTTGTACTTTACCAATTAATTCAGCTTTAATTTCTTCTCCAGGAATATAAACTCCTTTATGTAAAGCTGTATGGTCTGAATCATAAGATGAATTATCAGAGTCACCCAAAGTAATGTGCTGGAACATCTTTATATCATGCATATAAAGTCTACCTTTTGCAATTCCACCAGCAGTTGAAGTTAACTGTACACCGTAAGGTCTAGCAAATCCAATCGTAAAACCTTCTGAATCTTGTAATGCTAATTTGTTTTCATATGAACCTACACCACCTGATTGTGTTAATAGCATTCCTGACATAACACCTGATGTCATATCAAAAATATCTACGTAAGGTGCTCCTTTTATAGATAACTTTGAATTGAATTCTTTTTTTGCTTCTGTATTTCTTTCTATGTAAATATCTCTTGGTGCATTTGTTTCTAAACGGTAGCCATCAACATAAGCTATACCTGGAGAAAAAGAAACACCAAATTGATCCGAATCTTCCCAAGAGTTTTCTCTTATTTTTGGTAAGAATTTTTTAACATAATAAGAACCAGATTCTTCAGCACGTCTTTTTGCTAACTCATCACCTAAGAAATTGTATTGTGGGTTTTGAGTATTACTACGTCCTTTGACAGCTCTTTCTGTATCTCCAACAATAACACCATTATCAATTTCTATTTGTTTATAGAATGTTGGGTCAGAACCTTGGTCAAGAGTACTCTTAATTAGTACACTTATAGAATTTTGTAATCTGTTTGCACCTGGTGCACCTTCATTTGTACTACCACGGGCGTTGTCAAATAGTGTAGAGTCATCATTTGCCGTTATGGCTTTTGAAGTGATAGAAAACCCGATTGCTGCAGTTGGAGTATTTGTAGTAGATGATACAACCACATTTTGTTCATTTACTCTAGTAAAGAAACCATCTATATAGTATACACCATTTTTAATTGTTGCAACTGTTGCATTTGAAACTTTTGAAAATACATTTACAAAAGATGAAGTAGAACCTGGATTATCAGCTGTCTTTGCATATACATAACCTTCATCACTATCAGTAAATTTCTTACTTGTAATATAGGTAAAGAAGATAGTACCTGATGTAGAACTTTCAGTTATACCTGTAGGTGTTTTTATAACCTTTGCTTGTACATCACCAGCTTGGTTTGTGAGTAGTGTTTCTGAGAAATCACCAATATTACCTTCAATTGTTCCTGTATCAGCACCTGAAAGCGGGAAGTTAACATTACCTGAACCTGATATAAGAGTCATGGCATGTACATCAAAGTTTACATGAATATTACCTTCATTGACTCTTGAACCGTCTTTAAATACATGGTCACCAAATCTTTGTATCTGATGTTGTGTTATTGTTTGTAGCTGACTGAGCTCACGAGATTGTACCGCAAAGCCTGGTCTAAACAGGACTCTTAAATAATCCTTTTCCGGGTCATAATCATCGAAATAAGGCGATACGTTTAAATTAATTGTTGACATGTATAAATCTCTTCATTCTATTTATTACAATCTCAATAGTATATTCAAAGATTCTATCTGGTCTTTTGACCTTTGTAGTGCTTTTTCTAAGTAATCTACCGATAGAAACTTACCGCTGTTAAATTTAATCTCAGCACCTGTGACTTTTTTAATTACATTGTTATGTGCTGTTGAAATTATTGAATCACTGTCACTAAAATTCTTTCTGAGCTGACCAGTGTTTATGTAATAAACATCTTTACCACTCACTGCTATTACTTTACCAGCTGTATCTGAGTCTCCATTTTTAAAGAAAGTATCATTGACACTAAATAAAGCTGTGTTATCACAAGTTATTTTCTTTGCAACTGTATAATAATCTTTTGTACCTATTAAGTTTGTAGAAGCATCAATTGGGTTTTTAATTAATCCAATCATAGAGAACTCACCTACTGCTAAGTCTGCAAATCCATTTTCGAGAGGTATTACTCTTGATGTTAACATCACATCTCTGGCTTGTAATTCATCTCCTGCATCTGCACCATGACCAAGTCCAGGTGCTAAATCTAATCTATAACATTTTAATTCTGAGTCATTATCTGAATCTACTGCATAAGGTAAAGCTGTATATCCTTTTCCATATTGTTCAACTTCAAATTTCCAAACTGCAGATTGTTCACTATCTCTAGTAGCAGTTGCTTTAAATACTTGTGTAGGTGTAGCACCTGTACCATCAACACCTCTCATTTTAACTACATTCTTACTAGTGAAACCTCTTAACTTGTCAGAATCAGGTCTTTCATTAGGACCATGTTTTATTCTGACATTAAAGATAGAACCTGAGATAGCATTATTTTGTACTTGCAATTGGTCATATCTTGATGTACCACTTGTGACTGTTTGAGATTCTTCGGTTGATACTCTTTCTGGTACTGGCATGAAATCTTCAGTCATAAAGAGAATTGCATCTGAATTTGTGATTGTGTACATATACTGCCACCAATGGTTATCAGATGTTTTAAATGGTAATGATGATGAACCCGTAGGAGCCACAGTTGATGGTGTGGCTGAAGGTGCAAATAATACTTTGTAAACATTTTGTCTTGGAACACCCTGTACAATCTCAGTAGACATTACATAGTAATCACTATCATTTGAAGTATCAGTATTCCAACCAGTGTAAATTCTATTCTTAACCCAGTTCTTTCTTGTAATAACTCTTGATACACCACCTGGTAAGACTCGGTGCATTGTAGCTATATTTTTGTATACATGTATTAAATCTGAATCTGTGACATTTTCTGAAAGGTCTGAATCATGAAAAGGATAATCTTCTGAATCTGTGTAGGCTATATACGCATAATAAGTATCATCATTTGAAGTATTACGAACTTCATCTCTTGCAGATTTTGCGATAAGTGTTTTAAGTTCTGGTGTTATTTTACCAATTGTTGCCATTAATTTTTTCTCTTAAACTCAAGGTTCTCTTTGTAATCAGAGTCAGTTATAGTCCCTAATAGTTGCGTTGTATTATTTATTCCAGCACCCGAAGGAAATGTTGGACTTACAATAATAGTATTACCACCACCAAGATAATTACCAAATGCTCTAGATGTTCTTGGAGATTTAACATCTGAGAAACCTCTTACTTTTTCTATTGCAAATCTATTTCTGATTTGACTATCTCTAGCAATTAAGTCTGAATCCATCTCTGAATCTGGTGCTGTGTAAGTAATATTACCTAGTGCTACATCTTTACCAGGTATTCTCCAGCCTTCATTAAACTCTGAATCTCTTAAACTGTTAAAGATATTGTATTTTCTCTCATAAGCATCTATGTCATAGTATTTAGTACCATCTTCTTCAAATACTAATTCATTGTTTAGTCTTAATGCAGTATTAAAGTCTTGTGACTTACCTATTCTAATCTCTCTTGTTCTATCAATTGCTTGGTTAAATGTATCTAGGTCATTATCACTATCTTTAATTCTAGAATAGTCTATCTTTTCAAAAGTAGAAGCAGTTAAAGCATCAAATCTTTGGAATATGTCAGCAGGTATGTCTGAATCATAGACTCTAAATTGTTCAAAGTCTTCATACTTAATTTGGTTAATACCAATAGTTTCTATATTGTCATATCTCTTGGCACTATGAAATTCACTTGGTACGTAATGTTGACTTCTATTATTTACTCTTGATTGACGTGAAATTTCACTATCATGTTTTTGTGTAGTGATTGGACGTTTAAAGAAGTCCGAATCAAATCCTGAACCAATTACTAATTTACCATCACCCTGTCTTGGTGTAAAGTACATACCAAATTTTACTTTTAAATCTGAATCTGAATCAATGGCACCTCTTACATAATTGTAATGTCCTTCGCTATCAAATATAGTCCAAACTTTATGTACTAGTCCTACAGGTTCATAATCAAAGAATGAATTACCTCTTTGAGAAAGAATTGATGATTCTACGTTTCTTTGTGTATAGTCTGCAGTTAAGAACGTACCAGAAGCATCATTTGTAGGTGATACAATATTAAAAGGGTTGGCACCAAATTCTATAGAATCAGCAAATACAGCTACACCTTCGGTAGACTTATCATTAAAGTAATCATCATCTGCATCAAAAGTAAGATTAGCAGTTTCACTACCAATATTAGAAGTTGGTTTTACAGTTTCAGATGTTTTAGAGTCTGCTAGTGTATTTACATTCAATTCACCAAATAAGTAAAGTCCTGCTGGATGTAATGTATCTTTAATTGGTCCACGCCACTTATTCATATTTAAGCTTGACTGAATAATATAAGAATATTCTGAAACTGTAAAGTTATCTCTGAGTACACCACCTGATACGGAACTTAAGAATCCACTCTCATTTAAGAATGTTTTTTCTGTTTCTGTAGTAAGAGGGAATTGAACATTAATTTTTGGTGATTCAAACTGTACTACAGTATTAGATACTGGGAAAGTTTCTTGTGAAAGTTTAGTACCATCTTGTGGATTTACTTTAATAACTCTTAATAATGCATGTGGTATTTTATCAAATCTATCAATATCACTATCTTTAGGAAACTTCATAGCGACATTTAGTGTTGACACAACTTGTTCACTATCAGCTCTACTCAGTGTAAAGCTTGTACCATCAGTAGATTTAGTTGTGACTACACCACCATATCCTGTACTAACAAATGTACCAATATTTTTAGATGTACCTTTACCAGTTCCATCTGAATCAGCTTCATCAGCTGAAACAAAGACTTGTGAAGTATAAGTTTGTGTCAGCTCTGAATCATTAGCAGCTGAATTTTGTAATTGGTTGATATGAAACTTGTCTAATCTATAAAGTCTTGGGTCATTAATTTGAACTGGAAAAGCTTGTACAGCATGTCTTGGTAATGGGTTTTGAACAATAGGTATATTAACTGAACCACTTACACCTGAGCCACCTAAAACATTAAAGATTTGGTTTCCATTATTATGATTTATGCCGGAAGAAAAAGAATCTGAGTCTAATGCTACAGTTGTTCTATCACTGTCTCTACCAAAAGAGTGTGTTGCATTCCAAGTTCCTGTTGCAACGCCATTAGATATTTGACCAAACTGATAACTATTATCACTATCATAAATTTCAGAATCTCCACCACGAACGTTTGAAGGATAACCGTATCTTTGTCCAGGTTTACCTGCAACTCTTGTAGTTGCTGTAATCTTATCCCAACGAGCTGTAGCAACAGCACCAGCTGCAGCATGTTCTGCTCCTGTGATAGATGCTACTTTCCGTAAATTACCTCTTCCATCTGAATCTACATCTTTTATTGGTTCTTCAGCACCGGCCCAGGCACTCACCCATCTAGCCCATTTACGAGGACCTTTTTCTCCTTCATCCCATGAATAGTAAGTTGGTGTGATACCTTGAATATCAAACTCTGAATCTGATTTCCATCTTTCTATAAAGTCACTATCACCATCTGAATCGTAATACTTTATACTTCTAATTTTCCAAACATAATTTTCTGATTCCCATGCCACTGGCATTTTAATTATTTTAAATTTATTACCACTCTTAAAGAAGTATTTTCTGTTTGAAGAATAGTTTACGTAGTGGTCATCAATTCTTGTTTGAGCGTTTAATCCAAATGCAAAGGTTGAACGAAATTTACCTTGAGCATATTGCATACTTCTAATACCATTTTTATGAAACTGACTTTTATGTAAGTCAAAGTTTCCAGGAAAGAAAGATGGAAAAACACCACCTAAACCCAAGTTTTTATCTGAATCAAGAGCACTGCCTGGAGCATATCTTACTTCATAATCACTATTTTCTTTACCTTCATATAAGTAGTTTGTACCAAGTTCTTCTGTACCAGCCCAATATAAAGTATCACTATCATTTGTAATACCATCAGAATCTTGTAAAGTCAAGTTAATTGTTATAACTTCACTGTCATGTCTCATACTACCAGCATCTGAATCTGGTGAAAAGTGTTGGAATTCTAGTACATTTCCAACATCAATAGCTTCTTGATTTGCAATTCTTACAGCAAATGGTGATTCAGTTTGTGGTACACCAAATTGGTCTGAGTCAAAGAAACCTGTTTGAGGTGTAGATACTTCTAATATTCTACCGACTTCAGATGAAAGACCTCTAGCATCTAATCCAGTTCCATCAGTTGTTCTTATGAAAGGTTCAGGTATATGTGTGTATTGTCCTTTTTGAATAATAGGTACTATAACTGGTTCAAAGTCTTCTGATAGATAACCAGTTCCACCTAATCTTACTTGACTTCCGTCAATCTCTGTGACAGCACCTTCAGCATCTACAGCAGTTACGAATGCCAAAGCTCCAGCACCATCTACACCACCTTCACTGATAAACTCTATAGTATCTCCAACACGGTAATTCTTACCACGGTTACGAATCATGACTCTATCAATTTCACCAGATTGGACTTTTGAAACTTGAATTGGTATACTATTTGCTGTATCTTTTACAAAAAACTTATCTCCTACTCTAAAACCAGCACCACCTTCTACAATAGTGGTATTACCAATGTGATTTAGAAGTTTTACTTTTACTACTTTTGAAGTATCAGTAGAGTCTCTTAAAATTACTTCTCTACCTTTCACTAATCTTCCACCCATATCTGAGTCAGGATTTTTAGTAAGATATAAAGTTAGAACTGTATTGTTATTTTTTGTGACACCTGTAAATGTACCATCAAGAACTGTAAGTATGTTTGTTGATGCATCACTATCTGTAATATCACTATCTAAACGAATTGTAGATAACTCATAGTTAAAATCACTTAGATTAGCTTCATTTAAAACTACCTCAGCTTTAATCTGTGTAAATGATGTGAAAAGAGATTCTGAAGCTTGAATAATCTGAGTCTTTGGTTCAAATACATCAGCTTCTTTTCCATAAAGCATTCTAAATAAAAGCTTAAATGCGTTTGGTGTACCTTTTGCGAGGTAGACATCTCTTGCTTTCTTGAATAATATTTCATCGGTGACTGAATTACCACTAATAGTGAAAGGTGTTAATTGTCTTCTAAAATATTCTTTAAATTCTGTAAGTGTGGTATCAACATCTCGGTATTCTTCAGCATTTTGAATTAAGTCACCAGCATTAGGTACTGTTTTGAAAAGGTTTAGTGCTGAAGTAGAATCACTATCGTTTTGCTGTTCTAAGTATTCATAATATGCTTCTACAAATAATTGGAAGTTAGGATGTTCAGATTTTATGAACTCCGGTAGCTGCTTTTTTATTATTGGCAGTATGTGTTTTGCCATTACTTAGCTCTCGATACATTAAACAAGTTTAGTGAAGCTTTATCATCTTTATCGATGGCTGTCACTGTTGAGTCTCCAACTGATATTTGTAATAAGTAATTTCCTGCAGTAAGTACATCAAAAGAATCTGGTATAGCTATGAATCCAATCTTACCGTCTTCTGGGTCAAAGTCACTAACATTTATCTCTCCTGTTTCATAATCTACTGTTCCCGCAGTTGTATTTACTATAATATTATCATCACCAATTACATCTACTAATCTAAGAACACCTTTACCATCATCCATAAATTTAGAGAATGTGGTTCTACCTGACCTCTTAAATTGTGTTGAATTTATTACGCCACCCACTGAAGCTTCTCCAGCAAAAGGTGCTGTAAACAATCTATTGTTAAAAGAAAAAGATGAATTATCTAAAACTGTGTTAACAGCATTTACATCAAATCTTAAATTAATTCTTGGATTAGCTGATACTATTGATTTATCTAATGCTAAAATCTCTTGTGTAAGTTTTGATACAGAAAAACTCTCTAAAAAATCACCAATATAAGAAGTGTTCAGTACATTATAAAGTGCTAATACTTTAGCTTCAAGAACTTCTTTACTAGTTGTTAATTTAGAAGCATCATATTGTACAATTGTTTTAGCAATAATCCTAATAATTTGTGGGTCAACAACCTGTGGTGTGACTGTCACCAAGTTAAACTTAGATAATATATCTCTTGTAATAGTAAGTTTAGCCTGGTCAGTTAAAGCATCACCAGACTTAGGTTTAATAGAGAAGAATACTTTACCAGGTTTACCAACAGTTTCACCACCATAAACATTTAGTGCTTGTATATCAGCATATTCTTTTTTCAATATTGCTTTGTAATCATTTGCTGTGACAGCTCTAAATTGTGCTTGGAAAAAATTAGGTGCATTGTCTTTTATCTCCTGGATAGTTTCTATTGCTCCACCACCTTGAGCTTTTACTGTGCTTACAATAGTAATATCTGTTCTACCATTAATTGCTGGAGTAAATGCATTTACACCATTTGCATCTGAACCATTTGTGACTAGATATGAAACTAAAATCTCATCACCAGCATTTAATGCCTGACCAAGTACACCATTACCAAACATAATTCTGTGTGTAAGGTCTCTAGTTTCTTCTATAAAATATATTGTACTTAAATTATTAACATCATTAGTACCCTGAGTTTCATTTGATACAGGTGTCCATTTCGATCCATTCACTGAAACTACTATAGTTGATGTGTCTATGTTCTGATTTAGTAAGTCAAACTTTGGAAAAGATAAATTAGATGAATCTGGTACAAATCTTTGTGTGATTGAATTACCTTCAAATACTTCTACCACTAAATCTTTTGTAGTACCATTTGCCTCAGTAGCATCATACTGTACAGAGTATGCTTTCGTAGTGTAGAAGTTATAAGTTGTTGTACCATCAGATGCTGTAAATAATGAACCTATTGGAAGTTGATAAAGATTTGCTCCTCCAACTTTAGGAATTCTCAAAGTGATAGTAGCTTTTGCACCTTGAGCTGAACGAGGCTGATAATTTAACATCTTTGCTATGGACAATACATTATTTCTCATGAGAGCTGTATCTAAGAACATCTCATTTACTAGATAGTTTGCAGTAAGATTATTATAATGTGTATTGTAAGCTAAAATATCTACCAGTATATTCAGTGCTGAACCAGTAAAGTCATAGTCAGAAAATGTAGCATCATTTTTAAAATACGTAATTATGTCTTGTTTAATATCTTTAAAATCCGGATTAGCTACTACCGGTCTTTCATCTGCCATTTATTACCTCAATCTTTCAAGTACGAGGTTTACCTCGTTATTAGTGTTTACATCAAGCAACTCATAGGTAATTCCTATATTGTATGCATTCGCATCAACTAAATCTCCGATAGCTATCTTAATTACGTTTACTCTAGGCTCATGGTTTTTAATAGCTGTTTCGATTACTCGTCTCATATTTTGTATGGTGATACTATCAACTGGTTCAAAGAGTAAAGCTCTCGCATCTGAACCGAAAGTGGGATTAAAAGGTCTTTCATAAAAAGCTGTTTGTACTATATTTTTTAAAGACTGGTTAATCGCAGCGGCACCTTTTTTCATTACTAAATCATTAGTAAGTGGATGTTTAGTAAAGTTTAAATCAAAGTCTAAATATTTACTTTTACGTTGAAATGTCTCTTGTATCGCCATGAATTATTTATTACCGCAGAATAAATAAATCATAAACATGTTTATAATTGGTGATTAATGGCTTATAACGATTCCGAGATAAGACCTTTTCAGACCGACGTAAGTGGCTTACGTTC